TTTGCCAGCCAACTGATGTGCCACCTCTCACCTCATCTCTGCCGTATTTTTCACGCCAATCAATCATTCGCTTAGCATTATTACTAGCACTTTGTGGGTAATCATTATAAGATGCTTTTAATTCAACGCTATCTTTGACCTCAATATTACTTATTGGATTTTTTTTTTTACTATCCTCATCAGCTAATGGCTGTGGATCTGCAAAATCAATATCACTACCAGATGCTGGAATTAAGTTAGCTGGTATATAATACTCATCTAGTATTGGATTGTCCTCATCATGTGCATACGACATTGCGGCTCTCTTTTCATTTGGAGTTAGCCACCATGCCTTTGACATTTGATCAACCACTTTGTCAGTTTCTTCTTGTAATTCTGGAATAACACTAAAATCATATTCAATGCAAATATTATCACCATACATTGGAGCTAGCCATCTGTTTAATTCATCTTGTATTTTTAAAAGCTCTGGAATAACACAATTTTGATATAATGCTTTTTTAGCTTCTTTTACGTTATTATAGGTGCTAGATTCTGTATTGTTTAATAATACAACTGGCACATTATAGATATTACAAAGATCCTTAATAGATGCATTGTATTGCTCAATTAAGCTCATGTCAGATGCATTCAATCCAAAGTTAACCCAAGATAATTTCTTTGGTGTAATAATAATATCACCAGCTTTTTTACTGCCTTGATGATCTTTTCTAAATTTATCTTTTAATTGTTGAGCTTGCACTTCATTTAAATCACCCTCATCACTCATTAATAAACCTCTAGCAGTTTGGTTTTGCAGAAACTTAACACCACTTTCAACTGCTTCATTGTTAGTAGTCATTGATCTTAAACCAGCTTTCAATGGTGATTGACCATAAAGATGTGAACCAGTACCATCAAAGTATGGGTTAAAATCTTTAATGTGGCACATCTGTTCTGCTGGTATATGATATGTGCCATTGTATTCAATAGTATATGATTCAACTGGCTTCATTATACCCCCAGAATTTATTTCCATAATCTGGCTGGGCATAATGTAAAGCTCAGTATATTTATTAATATTATCACCAGTTTCTGGACCAATACCATAAATGTATCTGTTGCCAGTTAGTTTACCAAATGCAATCATTTCAGTAATCCAAGATGCATAGGATTGTGCTGGGTTTGGTCGTTCCAATAGCTTATGTAGTTCTGTATGCTCTAATTCAACTAATGCGTGTTTCTTTAACATTTGAGCTTTGATCATAACATTAGGATCACCAATGCCACTTGATAATGCCTTATATCTTTTATAATCACCATCATTAACCTTTTCATATATGTGATATGGAATTGTAGATGCCGCCTTTGTAATAAGGTTTATAATAGAATAAATAGTAGCATTTTTTCTATAACCATCATTAATATAAGTTTCATCATTTTCAGTATTCCAAACAATAGTATTACCGAGCCAATTATAAATAGCTCTGTTGTATTGTTCACTTGTATTTTGGGATTTTGTATTTATTAGTGATTTAAATTTATCAAAGAAAGTTGCCATTAATTTAAAATTTTATGTAAAAATACAAAATAATAAATTCTTTTATTATACAACAAAAAAATCATTTCTATTTCGCCACCTACTATAAACACAATATCGAATGCTATCAAGCAAATGGTCCGCTTGGTTTGCTTTTGGTTTATTTATTATTGTGCCATCTTTTAGCTCATCATAAATATATGATAATTGTTCTTTTAATATGTTTGATGATTCATCACTAACATATATATCAAATTCTTTTAATAAGCTAATACCAGCATTAATACTCCCTTGACCTTTGACAGCTGGTTTTGCCCATATACTCATTTGTTTTAACTCTTCAATACTTTTTGGCTCAGCACTATCACAATACATTAGCATCTCATCTAGTTTTTGCTTCTTAATAAATTCAGCAATATCTCTGTTTGTCATTCCTTTTTTATAAATAAGCTCATGAATGTATAAACTGTTATTATGTTTACCAACTTTTACAATAGCTAAATTGTCTTGGGAAAATCCAAAATCACATCCAAGCACCTCATCATCTAATTGTGGAAAATCTTTATGTGGTATGTAATTCCAATTTTTAAATATTTGCTTTTCACTAAATACAGCTCTTTGTCCTTCACCATACACTCGCCAATAATCTGGATCTCGTTCTTTAATCCTTTCAATCTCATCAACTAATTCTTTAGGCAAAAACTTATTGTCTTTGTATGTAGATATAAATAAGTTTGCATCATCTCTCTCGGCTAGATCATAAAGATAATGTACTGGATCAGATGGGTTAAAATCAATATAAACTTGTTTTCTGGTCCTCATTACTAATTGCTGGTAATCTTCAAAAAACAATTCATTGCCCTCATTAATCCAAAGTATATCCCTTGCAGATCCTCTAATTTTCTGAGCATCATCAGCACTAAACATCTCTAGTGTATGTCCATTAAATTCAAATGTGTTTTCTGACTTGTTATGCACCCCATTCCAGTAAATACCTAATTGTCTTGATATATGTAAAAAATCTCTTAGAACTGATCTTTTAAGTGCTGGTAATGTTTTTCTAACTATGCTAATAGTTATTGGCTTCTTTTCAGTAGTCATTAAATACAAACAATATTGCATCAAGCTCCAGGATTTACCAGATCTTGTACCCCCTTGAAATATGTTTAATCTAGCTTTAGAGTTGACTGCTTGATAAAATTGCTTATTACAAAACTCAGTTACTCTTTTTGGTTTGCTGGTGTCCATTCAATAATTTTGCTTTCAATAGAGCCATCATGTTGTATTTCTTGCCTTTCAACATAACCTCTTTTTTTTCCTTTTGTTTTTAGTAGAAATATTGTTGCTGTTGTATTGCCATCCCTTATTTGCTCATGCAGTTGGCTCTCTGCAAAATCTAAAGCTACATTTTGTAACTCATCAACTTTTGCTTTAAACTTTTCATCCTTATTGTAATAATCATAATAGGTTGCTCGGTTACAACCTACGTTTTCGCAAGCTGTTGTAACCACACCTAATGAAAGCTCAAGAGCTTCTAATAATTTCTTTTTTATAGTGTTGGTTTTGTTGGCTCTAGTCATGCCACAAAATTACATAAAAAAAAGGGAGTTTAAAAAACCCCCTTTAATTACCTTAATCCATTAGAACTTAATCCTGGGTTTTATATAAGGTTTTAATTTATTATTTTTTTGTAGCTAAAATAAAAGATCCACATGAATTATAAACTTCAATACCCTCATAAATACCATCATTGTATGGATCTAATAAATCTCTTCCTTTGATACTCCAAACACCATCAATACCTAAAGTAACATCATTTAAATAAGATCCTTTTACAGTATCGTTATAAGTTACAGATTCAAAACCAGTTTTTACATCTTCACAGCAATCAGTCATTCCACTAAATGCAGTTTTAATGTTTAAAAATAAATTTTCTTGCTTTGCTAATTTGTTTAAATTTCTTCTAGTTAATTTCATTTTATATAAGTTTTGTTATTAATTATACTCAAATATACAAATATTTTTTCAATTACAAAATTTATTTTCAATTATTTTTATTTATTTTAATATTTATGCAAAAAAAAAGGGAGCTTTTAAACCCCCTTTCATTACCTAAATCCATTACAACTGAATGCTGGGTTTTATATTAGGTTTTATTTAATTGCATCATAAATTTTATCCATATCACAATCAGTTTCTTGATCACCTAAAGCAGATTCTGACCAAAAATATCCATCAGCTCTAAAAACAATAATTTCTTTTCCAAACCAGCCAGATTCCTCAGATATATCTTCATAAAAAACATTTTTTTTGACTAAAGAAGATAAAACCCCTCTTAATTTTTTTGTAGGAATTTCTGATGCTTCAGATAATTCTTCAGCAGTAAATGCCATATAAGATATTGCTGAATGTAAATCTTTTTCAAAAGTTTCAGAATCATAAGGATATTGATAAAAATTTGTAGTAATTAATTCAACCCAACCTCTAATAACTTGTTTTTCTAATTCTGTAAATTTTGTAAAATTTTTAATAATTGTACTCATAATTGTAATTTTTAATTTATATAATTTGTTTGTTTGTTAAGTCAAATATACAAATATTCTTTTAATTACAAAATATATTTTCAATTATTTATTGTTTTTTTTATTATACAGATATAAATAGAGATCCCAGATTTTATCACTTGCATCTTTTTGATATGCATAAGTTTTAGGTGATCTAATTAATGTGCCATCATCATTTATTTCAACATAACATTTTTTTTTGCCCTTAACAGGAACTATATATACTTTTATATTATTTTCTAAACACCAGGATTGTGCTTGTAAATATTTATTCATGTTAAAACATTCTTATTTGAGATTTGTGTTGTTCTATTCTTTTTATTGCAGCTTCATAGTAATCTTTATCTATTTCATATCCAGTTAAATCATAACCTAAATTATGACAAGCAATAGCTATGCTACCACTACCCAAATGTGTATCTAATATTTTATCTCCTTTTTTAGCATAATTCATTAATAACCACTCATAAAGTTTTACTGGTTTTTGTGTTGGGTGTATTCTTATTTCTTTATTTTTCATATCGTGTTGTATCATACCATGCCAAGCTATATCTATAAAGTCAATTTTCTTTAACCAAGAAAGCCAAGCAATTTCTCCTTGACTGTATGTAGGCATAGTGACTTGTTTATGCCAATAAAGCATCCCTCCTTTTAATCCAAAAAAATTAGCACCCCAAATGATTTGTTTTTTGCTCACACGCTTTACTTCCTTGAAATAATTGTCTTTTGGTATTTCATTGTCCCAATTTGTTTTTCTATAAGTATTAATTTTCGCTTTACTTGTTTTTTCGTGCCTATCAGAATTTTTACCATTATTTTTAACATCAGCATTAATCCCATAAGGAGGATCAACAATAGCTAAGTCAAATTGATTGTCTTTCATTTGTTTCATAGCTTCTAAACAATCTTGATTATATATTTTCATTCTGTGCCAGATATTATATCTTTTTTGTTTTCATCTTCAACAAGTAATGCAAAACCTAAAAACAGATAATTTAAAGCATCTGAATAACGACTATCTATTGGCTCAGCTTGATGCATATTCTGATCACCAGCATGGCTCAAAATAGCTTGTATGTGCTTATTAAAAAATGTACCCCAAACAATAAATGGAGTTGTATTTAAACTTTTTGCTGTTTGTTTAAAATTGTTTAATACATCAATACTTTTGTTAGTGTATTCTGGTTGCTTAGCATCCATTATATCCTGAGCTTTGTCTAAGATATATTGTCTAGTTTCAATAAATTCTTTTTGTGTCATATTTTTTTATATTAATTTTTTCAACTTTTTTCATCATTGACAACATTTCATCAATCATAGTATAATCAACAATCATATAATCTAAATTTTTAGTGTCTAATTTTACATAAGATTCAAATACTTGTCCTGGGACCTCATCAACTTCGGCATCTACAAACATTGCTATATAATTGCCATCATCATCAACTTTTAGTTCTGGTAAAAATTTGCTCATAATTTAATTTTTAAAATGGTATATTATCTTTTATTACTTGTATTTTCTTTTCGCCTTGATATATTTCTTTATAGATGCCACCATTATCAAAATCTGGAGCTATCTCAAAATCACCTAATTGTCCGTTCTCTTTTCTTTTAACCTTTTCAACATGAAATCGAACAACATCACTTTTATATTTAGTTTTTTGTCCTATGCATCTATAAGCAATTAAACCATTGTATGCCTTATTAAAAAAATCAGCTGAGCCAGAAATATCGTATAATGTTGGCTTTTTATATACACCACCCTCACTTTCAATTTTTCTTGGATGTGCCACTAAAAATAAATGAGTATTAGTTTGCTGACAAAATTGTGTTATTTGACTTAATATTTTTCCTATATAACTATGATCTCTTTGTGCTGAATGATCAAGCATATTCCATGGATCAATAACACAAACATTTATACCCTTTTGAAATACAAGCTCCCTAAATGCATTTAAAATACCTTTTAAAGTTAAATTTTCTAAGTCAATTTTAATCCAAAAGAAATGATCCTCAATAAAATCTTTAGTGTTATTTAGATCATCACTATTGCAATTTTTTTCATTAAGTTTATTTGCTATTCTTTTTATATGTCCCTCATAGGGAAAACTCTCTGGCGAAAACATTGCACATCTAAAATCATGCTTAGTAGCTAAGTTGCAAAGTATTTGGTCCAATATGTCTGATTTACCACTATTTGGAATACCACTAACAACTGTCCATTCACCAAATGCCATTTTAAAATAATCATCAGATCCTGGCAAACCAATAGAATAATTAGTTATACCATTTTCATTATAATTTAAAACATCTTGCCATATATTATCAATATTTAAAACACCCTCTAGTGGAAAGTTCTTAGCTTCCTTAATAATATTTCTAAGTGTTTCAGCTCCCTTTTCAATTAAAACCTCATTAGCATCTTTATATTCACCAAACTCAACATATTTACAACGATAGTTTCCAAATCTTCTAGCTAGCTCATTTCTTAATTGTAAACCAGCATCATCATTATCAGTGCAAAGTATTATTTCTTTTTTATCTTCAAAATACTCAAAACAATTATCTAAGTATTCTAATTTTTGTGAACCTTTACTAGCACCATTTGGAACTGAGCAAACTGAATACAAACCAGCTTCATGTAAACTTAGTGCATCCATTTCACCTTCAACAATGTAAACTCTATTTAATTCTTTTATATTGTCAATGCCATAAAATATAAGCTCAGCACCAGAAACTAATTTAAAATTCTTTTCACCATCTCTATATTTTACATTTACAATTTCATTATTTCTATAATAATTAAAATTTATACATCTTCTTTTGGCTTTAACTTGTGGCATATATTCAAGTGATTCGCCTATTTTCCAATGTATTAATGTTGGCTCAGTAATTCCTCTATTGCCAAACCATTTAATAACTCTCTCGGCAATGTTGGAATTTACTTTTGGTGGTAAAACAAATTCAACTTTTTTCTTAAACTTTATACCTACATTACCACCCCAGCCACAATGATGGCAATTATATAACCCATCATCAATATTAACTGACAAACAATCATCAGTTTTGTTTTTTCTTTCATGTGAGCATTTTGGGCATTTAGTTTTAACAGATCCAGTTGATCTTTTTAAGTTAATACCTAGAGCTGTCAAGTCATTATAGTGATTCATAAATAAAAATATTTTTTAAATATAGAAATTTATTTTAAATATTTAATAAAAATAATAATTCTTTTTTTGTTAATAGATTGCTTTTTTCAATAACATAGGATTTAACCTTAGTCATTCTTTTATTACAATCTTGAAAAATAATATTGTTTAAACTAAAACCCTCAAAAGTATAATTAGGATAATTGCTAGTAAACAAAGCAAATATTTTACAATCAGTATTAGCATATTCTGGAATCATAAATGGGTGATGTTTTTTCCTATTTACTTTTACATCAACACTATGCCCTAGCCATTGGTGATCATAGTCATCTGTTTTATTTACTTTACTAGTGTTATGTATTTTAAAATCTGGGTATAAATTATTTTCCCTTGCAAATATAAACTCACCACCAAACCCAACTATATTTAATTCTAAATATGATTTTTCATTAACTGTTTTAGAACCATCCCAGCCAGTTTTGATTTTGTTGTTATGCCTTTGCTCAGCGGCTAGATAAACAATATCTTGTTCATATTTATCTAAACTATAAACTTTGCCTACAATCATTTAACAAACTTTTTAAGCTCCTCAATTTCATTTCTATTTAATATTTGTGATAAATTAAATTCATTGAGTTTATTATATTTAGTTATTGCACCTAATCTTTGTGAGCCATCTGGATCATTATACAATTTGTATTCTTGTATTCCTTTAATTTTATAAAAGCATTTTGGTTTATTATATTTTCTATGATTTTCAATAAATCTATGGATAAACATAATTCCGTTTTTATCTTGATTCCTAAGTTTTAGTAATGTTAAAAAATTATTTTTCCAAAAATCATCATCTCTAGCACTTTTAACAGCTAAATATATTTCATCAAGATTGTATTTATCTATTCTAACACATCTGTCTAAACAAACAAACCAATCTTCTTTTTGTTTAGTAGTTTTTGGCTGGTATCTTAAATCAAATAATTTAACAAAGTGAGGGAATGCATTTTGCATTTTCTCAGTTTGTGTAATATTACTTTTTATAGTATGTATATTATTAATATTACTTTGTGGTTCATTTTGGGGTTTCGGTTTTTGGGGTTTCGGTTTTTGGGGTTTCGGTTTAGCTTTTAGTATATAATTAAAACCTTTAAACTTACCTTTGTCAGTAACCCTTTCCCTAACAATATAACCAGCATCTATTAGCTCATTTAACTTACGACCAATAGCACCTTTAGATTCTTTAAAATGCCCACAAATAAATTGTATTGTTATTTCTTGTTCAGCTTTGTGAGAAAATAAATAAGCAAACAAGCCAGTAGCACCAACTGTAATATTTTTGTGCCTAAATATTGAGCTAGGTATAATTGTAAAGTTATCAAACTTTTTAGGTTTTAAAATCTTATTGTATTTCATAAATAAGTAAAGTAAAGAAATTATTGTTTGTCAATCAAACCTTTAATTCCATCACAAAATGTTTTTAATTCTCTAAAAGTATCGAAAAACTGATTATAAGATATTTCATCTTCTTCATGCATGAACCATAAAAGCTCCATGAGCAAATCAAATTCTGCTTCACTTGCCACACCAATAAATTTATAATTGTATTTAAAATCATCAGTTGAGCTTTGTGTCCACCTTACTCGTTGTTCGACTTCCTCAAAGAATATTTTTTTTGATTTCGCCATTATTTATTATTAAAATAGTTATCTATTATTTCTAAGCACTCATCTAAATTATTACTCCAAACAGCCACCCAGTTAGCATTATTAAGCTCTTTAAGCCACTTTTTTTGTGTTTCGGTAGGTTTATTATAACCAGCTTTTAATTCAATGGCTAATCCGTTCTTTGTTTTATTTGGATCAAATATCATAATATCTGGAATACCTGGCTTAGTGCCTAAGTATTTCATTTTATATCTCTCAAATGGAGTTCTTTTACCCTCATTAGCAACATGAGTAAATAATGCTTTTGGATATTTTAAAGCTATATATCTCATCACTTGGTTTTGCAAAACATCTTCTTTTCCAAGATACTTTTGATATGGGTTACTTTTCATAAAGTTTTTTTATAAAATTAAAAAATATTTAGTCAACATCAGCCATAATGTAAATAATTCTTTTCATTTCATTATTATTATCTTTTAATCTTTTCACTTTACTCTCTAATCTTTTAATATTATTTTTCAAATTACTATTTTCTAATAAGTAATAATTATGGTTAAGAACTAATTGATCTATTGTCTTTTTTGTTTTTGGAATAAAATAATCTTCTTTAACCTCACTAACAATTTTTTGAAATATTACGTTTCTACTTTTATCATGTTTAATTATATATGGCAACTCTTTTAAACTATGCATTACAGTAGCATGATTTTTTTTAACTGTTTTACTAATTTTACCAAAACTCATTTTACCAAAATTTCTGCATAAATAGTAATAACAACCCCTTGCAAAAACATAGTCAAATTGTCTAGTTATTTTATCTAGTTTTAATTCAGTATGCTTTTCAACAATACTTTTATATAGATCATATTTGTTTTTATAATATATAGGAACCATCTTCATGTGTTTTGTGCCATTCATAACTTGTTTGTATGCCAGTTTGTAAATATTTTTCCCATTGTCTTAATGCATTTTTATAACCCATTCGACCAAATTCAATGTCCTTTTCATCTAGTGTATAAACTTCAACAGTATATGGATATTTAGTTTGACAAGCAATAAATTTGAAATTATCAATATTACAAACATCCATATAAAATGCCGCTTGTAAATGATAACCCCAGTTATATACATCTCTTTTAAAAGCACCAGGTGAATTGTCTTGGCAAGTTTTAACATCACTAATAAAATTAGAAACAGTATTAATACAATCTGGTCGCACCCTTACATCAATACCATTCATTTTAGTATAATGTGAAAGCTCCATTTCGCCTTTACAATAATGCTGAGCTAATTTATTTTTTTTAAATTCTTGGGTTATAGATTTAATTATTTCATGAGTGTCAGATTCTAAAATAATCTTATTGTCAGCTAATTCAATTTGTTTTTTGTACTCATCTTTTCCAGCTTTTGTTCTTTTATCAATTTTATGTATTACATGGTAATTATCAAAAAATTCATGTGGCTCTAATATAGCTTGATGAACAGCTGTGCCAAGTGCCATTGCTGGTGATTCTTTAAATTTTCTATTTAAAAAATGAAATACTGATTTTTTGTAAATCTCTTTTAAACCACTAGCACTTATAGAATTGTGCGAATGATATACCTCATTAGTGTCTTTAATTATTTTCATAAACTTGTATTCTTTTTTTTAATTGATTTTGTATTGTTTTTAGTAATTCTTTTTTTTCTTGTTCAGATTCAATACATTCTGGCAACCTCATCCACCAATGCTTTGATGTTTCTGGAAAAAAAATGTCTTTAATTAAATTACCAAATCTTCTCATTGGTCGATAAATTTTAGTTGCTTTAGTTACTTTCATAATATAATTTTTAAAATGAATTTTAAATTTAAAAAAATATTTTTAATTATTCAAATAAATTATAAAAAAAAGGCACAAAATTAATTATGCCCTTTTATTTCCCTTTGTTTGCCAGTATTAAAAAGAGAATTACTTTATGTCCTTTTCAATAATTTTACCCTCTAAGTCAACTATTGTGTACCCATGTGATTTTAATGTATTGATACACTTTTTAATTTCTTTGACTCTTTGTTGGATTTTATAATATTCAAAAGTTTCACCATTAATGGGATCAACATTATTATTTTTTGGCATAATTAAAATGGTAAATCATTTTCACCATTTTGTGATGGTGCTGATGATTGTGCTTGATTTTCGTTAGATATTTTCCAACCTTGAATTGAATTAAAATATTTAACCTCACCTTGTGGGTTGGTCCATTCTCGACCTCTCAAGTTTACACCAATGCTTACATTTGATCCGACTTTATATGCATCTAAAACAGCACATTTATCTTGTACAAATTCCACTAAAATATCTTGTGGATAATCTTCAACAGTTGTTATAACAACTTCTCTTTTTTTAAAACCCTTTTCACCATATTCTTTGGTTGGGTTAATTAATTTAATTACTCCTTTTACTTCCATGTTATTTAATTTTAAATTTATTGTTAATTTCAGTTCTATAATCGTTTTTCATTCTGTATTGCTTAATAATTCTTTGAGCTTCTTGTTTATTGCTTTTCAATACAGCATTTTTTTGATCTTCATTCAACCAAGGTCGGTTATCTTCTTGTTTTTCTGGTTGATTATTTACAGCATTTATAACCTCGTTAGCAGATGCTATTGATGTATCAATGCCAATTCCCAAAAAACCTAATGCTCGACCAACAGCACTGGTTTCACAATTTTCAATGTGTGATGTTTTATTTATATATGATGAACTT